TATCGGTGCGCCGATAATCAGTCAAGAGAAAAGCTCTTACCGACCTGTTTGTTTACATTTGCCCTCCCCAAACTGTTGACTATTACGATACAGACAGCGGGACAAGCCTCTACGGGCCTGTCCCGCTGTTTTTCTGTCTGGATTTTGAAAGTATTTTCCTTGTTTATGGCGGTGCAGCCGCTGCGCTGCTGCCTATGATTTATTCGTCATCATCTGGCCATGATGAGATCATGTGAATATCGCCGGTGTCCATATCCATTGCCATGTGGTCGCCCATGCGCATCATGAGATCCCCGTCGGAGTCCATCGCCATATTATCCAAAATGCTCATGGCAAAGTCTCCGTCATCGTAGTCAAAAAATCGATTGCACACTGTACCCGCCTCCTCTATTGAAATATCTGTTATAAACCTCATTCACCGCTTCCACATACACCACAAAGGATGGATGGTTATGATCCTGCCAAGACAGATACATATTTTTCTTCTCAAGATACTTGTCCCGAACCTCCTGCCATAAGCCTTCTTCCTTTATATCATCCGCTCTATCTTTCACTTGATGTGAGCGTGGCACTTCATTCCATGTGTACTGATTCCAAGGTTTATTATGTACTAACCGCATATAGTTCCCGTTTGGATTTTTCTTGATAATCGCAACATCAAAGCTGAATTCAACATTTGGAGTATCCTTAAAATGCAGCAGTGCAGTCAAGCAAGAAGTTGAATCTTGTGCATCCGAAAAGAATTCGTTTCTCTCCGCCCGGTTCAGAGCATTTCTTACCGTTTCTTTTAACAACCGCAGGTCATTCCAATATCTTTCTTCTGCCTTCATGATCAAAAGATTGTAGTCAAGGTCATATGGACCCTCCCCGTTTCTCGTGATCATATTCCTCGCGCCGCTTCCAATAAGAGAAAACTGTGCAGAAATACCCTTCTCCTTCAGCAGCTCGCAGGTTTCCTTCAGGACGTCCGAGCAATCCGAACGATAGCGCTTTGCTTCGGACTCGTAGACGAATTCATACGCCATATATACTCTCCTTCTCGCCCATGCCACCCATTTAACATCGAGGTTAAATCATTATAGAATAGCATAGAAAGTTTGATTGTCAATAGCGACTTGACTCTATTTTGAATGTTTTCTGCACACTTCAACCCATGACCCCAATTTTGTTGCCGTTTTCGTAAATGTCCGTGCCGTCTTCGCAATGATTGGGGCCCTCGTACTCCACCCAGCCGAAACCCGCTACATAGACTTTGTCACCGGGCCGCAGTTCTTTAGAAGGTTGTGGCATAGTTGGCTCCGGTTCAGAATTTTTAGCGGGTGTCTGCTCTGCGGAAGGCTGGAGTTCAGAATCTGCGGGCGTTTCAATAGACTCTGTCTCTGGTTCAGGACGTTCCTCTTGAGATGCTTCTTGCTGCGAAATCTCGTTTTCCATCTCTGTCAGTGACGCGGAATTCTTTTCTGTTATTTCCACGACAGTCGCTTTCCTGGCGCTCACAGCGGTTCCTGCGGCTGGGACGGGTGTTTCCTCGACTGCGTTGCCATGTGGCCACACGGCGGCACACAAAGCGATACAAGCGGCAATCATGGTTGCTATGACGAACTTCTTCATTTCTCTTCCTCCCTTGCAGATACGAAACGAGCCCCCAATCCCATTGCCGTTCGGCAGGAGATTGAGTGCTCGTTTTCGTAGTGATTCAGTTCTATGGACAGCTTCCACGCCAGTTCAAATCCGGCGATAAAGCTGTCGATGGAGGTATCCTCCGCAATGCGATCCTTTGCGTCGATGATTTGAAGTACCAACCGGCGCTCCGGCTTGCCCAGCACCTCACTAAGTGCTTGATGACATTCCTCAATTTCCTGTTTCTGAGCTGGAAGTTCAGTTGGGGTGTAGAAACAGTCATATAGGTCTTTCAGCAGCTTGTATTTCATGCGCTCGCCTCCTTGCAGCACAAACATATACCACAGTTCGGCAGAAACAGCTACTGAAACTTTTTTAGAAAAATAGCGGCTGAAACGCATAGTTTCAGCCGCTATTGGGGATGTGGGGTACTCGTGGTGCGGGCTCGCAGGTTAGCTATACCCCTACGCAGTTTTTACTTTTGTTTGCATCCATGCTGAGAGAGCCTTTTTATAACGATGCCAGCCCTGGGCAATTCGTGGTGGCATTGCGAATGATGATAAATGATATCCTGGCACCACCAATTTCCGCAAGACAGGATCAAGTCAATGCATCGTTGTCTTCCACCTTTTCCGCTTTGGACAGTTCTTCCCAATCCTCACGATTTCCGCACCTGCGAAGGTAGTCGTGACCGCCATCCACAGCGCACGAGCCGCAGCTGCAAAATTTGAAATCATGGACAGTTTCGCTTTCGATGATATCTCCACATTTTTTGCATCTGATTGCGTTCCTGATAATTTTCGGCATAATCATTCTCCCTTTAGTGCAGTCCGGATTTTTTCTTTTTCTCCACTGCCGTCTGTACGGAGGCGCAGGAACGGAACAGCGCACTTCTCCAAAACGGAGTTCTTCTTCATATCTCGCTCTGCCTGCTTGCTCCCGGCCTCATGGAAACCACTTCCGGCCATTTCAATAGCCAGCACAAACTGTCCACGCTTACATGGTTTGAAACATTTTTGCCAACTGCATAAACGACGAGTTCGGCATGATTTGCTTGGACGGAATGAAAAGATACTTCCACTGCTTATAGCCGTTCGCCTTTCCCCAGCGAGAGGCAACTTCACAGTAATGAATGCCGCGCCTTTTCTTGGCAATAACATCGGGATTATTCAGCTTGTCCTCGCCCTTTACTTCCACGAGATAAATCGTATCGTCGGTCTCCACAACGAAATCCGGCTCATAGTTATGCCCGTGATTGTAGGTGATATTGAACTCCTGCGGAGCAGGGCGAAGCCAGTTCTGTACATCGGTGCCCGTCTCCAACACCCGTGCAAGCACCAGCTCGGGACGACTGTCAAACTTGGCGGCGTTGAATACGCCCCTCTTGACTCCTTCAAACAGAACTGATTGGATGTTCTCGGTGTAATCATCGGAGAAAAGATTGACCCGTTCGGCACAGCTGTAAGACTGCTGTAAATTGTAATCTCTTGTGCCGACTACCTCTTCCTGCAAAAAGCCGGTCTCGCAATAGAAGTGCTGTAGCATTTGCTTATAGATCTTGTTTCCAATATCACGCTTATACATCATAGTGATGTTTTGCATTCCGTTGGTGCCATACTGTGTCTCGTAATGGTCGCAGACCTGAGTAATCAGCTTAAACAGCAGTTTGGAACACTTTTCGTAATCGATTTCCGGTTTTTCACGCAGCTGTTCCAGAATGACTTTTTTAGGATTGTATCCTTCAAAGTCAATAGCGTCTCCCTTGATGCGCTGCCGATCCTGCATATCCTCCAGATTCTGAACGAGCAGCTCGTTCTTGATCGGCACGTGGGTAAAATCTGCCATGTCCAAATCAAAGTCTACGAACACATATTCCTCAACACCGGCATCCGTTACCTTGATACGGGGAATCGGAATAAATTTGTTCACGGCAGCTCTGCGCGTTTCCTCGGTTTGGTAGAGCATCCATGCTGCCAGCGGCATTTCATTCTCCTTGAAGGTCTGTCCCAGATCCTTATCCTCAGCGACCTTCTGTTTGACTGTTTCTACAATTTGCTGTGCCTGCACAGGGGTGACCGTATGCGCCGGGGTGTGCTGAATGTGCTGCTCAACCTCTGCTTTGATCAAATCAGCTGCCTTCTTGATCAGTGCATCTGTGGTAGCCGCCTTTTCAATTTGAGTATGAGCATACGCTTTTTCCAGTTCAACATCCGGATCAGTTTCTATTGTCAGCTGGGTATAGACCACTTCTTCGGGTTTGATTTCTTCTGCTTTAATAACATTCCCGGCCTTAAAAATAGAATCACCCTTCTGTGCCTCCGCAAGAATATCATTGAATTTGTCATGGGCGGTCAGCATGACGGCATCCACATCCCGGTCACCGGTGCGCTCTCCATAGGGCAGGCGCAAGCCACGACCGACCATCTGCTCTCGCAGAATTTTGGATGCGGCTGTCCGAAGCGGGACGATGGTGTAGAGGTTGTTGACATCCCAGCCTTCTTTGAGCATATTGACATGGATCACGATCTCCACCGGATTTTCCGGATTTTCCACATCCAGAAGCAGTCGAGTGTTCGCTTCGGTCTCTGCGCCTTTCTGCTTAGAGTGGACGATGATCGTTTTGTTGCGATACACACCACCACGGAATTCGTCTGACTTTACGAATTGCTCCACCCAGGTTGCGTGATCCGTATCCTTGCAAACTACGAGCATAAACGGCTTCACCACAGGCTTGCCGTGATTGGCAGCGTAGACTTCCAATTTGCGCTTTGTGCTTTCATGGCAGGTGATGCCGTCCAGCAGCATCATTTTATCCAGCTGTTCATCACCGAAGTTATAGAAATCAATGTCCGAGCGGGTCACGGCATATGGGGTGCGGGTATAGCCATCCTCGATCGCTTTGGACAGAGGGTATTCATATACCACATTTTTGAACGGCACCTGCTTATTTCCCTTGGTCACCAACGGTGTCGCTGTCAATTCCAATCCCAGCAGCGGATGCAGCTCGTTCAGTGCCTGCGCACCCTTTTCTGCCCGGTAATGGTGCGACTCATCCATAATGAGCACAAGGTCCGGTAAGTCGGACAACGCCTGATAGAACGAGTCCCCGATGAGCTCGTTCACCTTTTTCATATTTGCGCCCTCTTTGTTGAATTTATCGATGTTATACACGAAGATGTGAACATCGGATTCAAACAGGGAGAGCGTTTTTTCACGGTAATCGTCATCCGTAATGATCTGCGGTAGCGTGCTGAAACAGCCAAGCCCCTTGAACACATACTTGGCGCTGTTGTTATCACTGAGATCCTTTTTGAGTTTTTCAAAAATCGTGGTATTGGGAGCAACCACGAAAAAGTTCCTGATATGGTGCTGCGTGTAAAGGTAGGCGATAAAGGCTCCCATCAAGCGAGTCTTGCCGACGCCGGTTGCCAGAGCAAAAGTCAGGGACATAAAGTCACGCTCAAAATCGGAGCAGATCGGATACATAGCGTGGACAGCGCCCAGTGCCGCTTTCAGATTCATTCCCTTGCGGAGCTGTACGGCGTTTGTAATTTCCTCCAGAATCTTCAGCGATTGCGACTGCGGCTTGCGGAGGGACATGACGCCGCTGATATAGTCTGTGGTATAGAGCGGAAAATCGTTAGACATCCTCTTCCTCCTCGTCGCAATCATCATACACCGGCGGGTGTACGATATTCAGGTTGTAATCCGCTTTGCCGAACTCGCAGCGTTCCAGCAGCATTTGCGGGATTTTCTTCACTGTGATATTATCGTAGGCCTTGTCCAGTCCGCTGTCAAAGGAGCGGCAAGCGATGATCAGATACTCGCCCTCCTCCATGGTGTCCTTGATGGAGTCCAGATAGGGGCTGTTCAGGTGGCGGGTAGTCACAAAGAGGTAGCTGTTCTCGTTGCCTACAGACTGTTTCCAGAACAGGTCTCCATCCGGCTGATAGCGAAATCCCTCATGCAGGGCGACCGCCGCTGCCAGCATATTGGCGTCATAGTCCTCGTTGATGACATATTCGTCAAAGGGGTCTTTGTTAATGAGCGTAGGTGCTACCTCATAGAAACGATAACCACCACCGCCTTGCCAGCTCTGCGCCTTGGTAATGCCGCCGGGGTCTTCCCCGGCAATAACCTTATCCATGCGCACTTTGCAATGGGTAAAGGCATGATTGCCCATTTCCACGCCGATCCAGCGCCGCCCCATTTTCTGTGCGACGGCAGCAGTAGTACCGGAGCCGAGGAAGGAATCGAGAACAAGGTCGCCGGGGGCGCTCCCTAACGTCAAAACACGTTCAACAAGGCGCTCTGGTTTTGGCGTTGCAAATACACTTTCTGGATTGAATATTCTTACTTCTCGTTTTGCCTCTTGGTTATCCCCAACTTCATCGCGCTTCCAAATGGTCATTGCAGTAGCGCCCTGCTTAACCTCTGATAGATATCGTTTCAACTGAGGCGCTCCTTGCCCATCTTTTCCGAAGAAAATCTTGCCTTCCTCAATAGCTTGCATCATCCGTTCTTCTGGATAATACCAGCATCTTCCCTGAGGTGGTAAATATGTCTTTCCATTAGGGGCTTTCAATTCATAGATATTTTCACAATATCCAGTACGGGCATATTGAGCACCACGCTGACCTCCAGATAAGCTAATGGTCGCATTGTCTGGTCTCCATAGTCCTTTCGGGTCATTATCTGGATTCTTATACTTTGCATTCATTGACTCACTTCTTGGAAGTAGATTGGGTGTCCATCCCACTTTATTTTTTGCATAAACAAGCAAAAAATCATGGCTATCTGTAAACCACTGAGCATTTCCTTGGGGAGCATATTTCTTTTCCCAAATGACGGTGCTTACGAAATTGCTACGTCCAAATACTTCATCACACAGTACTTTAAGGTAGTGTCCTTCATCATCATCAATACTTATCCAAATAGATCCACTATCAGAGAGTAACGAACGCAGAATTTCCAAACGTGGTCTCATCAAATTGAGCCACTGGCTATGCTCCAGATTATCATCGTAATGTTCAAAGGCAGAACCTGTGTTATACGGCGGATCGATATAGATACACTTTACTTGCCCGGCAAATTTGCTCTCCAGTGCCTTTAGTGCCAGCAGGTTATCTCCGTGGATCAGCATATTCTGCGTGTCCGGGTCGGCTGCGGTGTTGGACAGTGCCGTGTTTTCAATCAGCAGGCGCGGTTCTACCCGAATCGGTTCGTCTTTGCCATACCACGTCAGCTCCAATTTATTAGCCATTGGTTGGCCACCCCTCTTTCATGGCAAGTGCCTCGAGTTGTTCCCCCAAATTATATCGTATATCGTTTTCTGTTACCTGATCAAAAGGGCGAATAACCGTTGTTGGTAGCGCCTTGATTGCGGCAAGAATCTCCGGGTGTTTTGCGTTATTCTGCATAATTTGCAGTTGCGCAGAACTGCGGTCAAATGGGGATTTCTGAAGCTCGTTCCATGTATCCAGAATATCCTTTTCCAAATCCGTAATATATTGTTTCTGCCGCAAATAGGCAATCAATAAACTGTAATCCATCCGTTATCCTCCTCTGTGTCCGTTGCTTGCGAAATCCGTATCAGCAACCAATTGAACTTTTTCAACTGCCGCTATGGTGCTGTTTTCCTCTCGCTCCAAAGCCTCATCCAGCTCGTACATTAGCATACTGGCAAACATTAACTGCCGTGCCGCATTCTCTGCTGTAATGAAATCATTTTCGTGAGCCTTTGGATTTCGCAAGGCAGCCGCTGCTCCGGCAAACATATCCATAAATCCTCGTTGAACATTTTCGCCTGTATCCGTTGAGGTGTCTGCAATCACAAGCTTAGGAGTTTTGGCCGAAAAAACTGTTTGCATAAGAGGGTAGCCATCCAACTGCTTTCCGTCCTTTCCTCTAAGCTCTGGGAAAAGCTTTTTGACTCTGGCATTTATTTCGATAAAGGCACTGCGTGCAGATTCAAAATAATGGCCATCTTGATACAGTGACCGCGCCACCCGAATAATATCTGGGTGAACCAGCTTCCAGTCAATCGCAAAACGGAGTTCCAGTTCCCTGCGCTTCAAGGCATCTAATTGAATCAAAATTGTATTTCCTTCTCCCGTTGCCATTCTTTGCGTTGAGGTGTAAACAAGATTACGGGAAATGATTTTCCACTCATCGCTTTCTTCAAAGTGATTTTCGTAAATGTACTGAATTAGGTCATTATAAAATTGAATATACTCCGGCGTATCGAAGCGAACTGGTGTTTTAATGGCAAAAAGGCTTTTCATCTGCCCAATTAAAGAATCAATTGTAATCATTGCGGGACCCCTTCCGTGCCATGTGAGTTCTAAATATTGGATATAACATTTCCCCCGGTTTCTGTGTACGGCAAGCAACCACCTCGAAAGACTTTGTTTGTAAATATCACTCACACAGTCTTTGATAAGCCTTGCGAACAGTTTGCGCCATCAAGATTCTGCGCTGGCTTAGGAACTCCATGTAGTCCATATTTTCGAAGTTATCCGGCAGAGCGTGTTCCTTGCAGGTTTTGCGATAACCTTCTTCGCCCAGTTTTTGGCGGTAATGAGAGACATAGTCTTGGGGCGCCTTATCTGAAATCTCGATGTTGGTGGCGTAGTCGAGATAGGTAAAGTTTGCGATCTGGTTCCGGTCACGGTCGCTGGTAAAACCAATGCCGGTCAGGTAGTTTTTCGGGAAAATGTGATGCTTGTCGATAGCATTCTTCGTTCCGCTGGAACCCAAGATGAAATACTTGGATACTGGGGTGTTGCTGAACAACATAGGAGTATTCAGCACGATCTGAGCTGCCACATACCCATACCACGCCGGAGAAATAGCCGCAGCGCTGTTCAGCTCGTTAGGTAGAGTCAAACTGAAATAATCGTCTGTGAAGTGTGTTTCGATTACACGGTCAATATAGGCAATGAACTCTGCCGCCGTATGAACATCACGCAGATCTGCAAATTGCTTTTCCACTTCGGACTCCGTGGAGCCAGTGTAGAAATATGTGATGGTGCTCATAAAGAACCACTTGCTGGTGCATTTCTTCAACTGCGCCGCATCCAGTTTGTAGTCGTATTTGGCGATCAGGTAAAGGACATAACTGAAAACGATAGCGTTGGACGATGCAATCAGCTTGTCGCTGATATATCCGGCCTCTGCCACGATGTTAATGAAACTGTGCCAGTTGTTAAGGTTCATGACCTTGTCCAAAGCGTCCTTGAAAATCTGGAGATTTTCATGCCGGACTTCATCAGAGAACTTTCCGGTCTCAAGATTTTTGCCTCTCAAAAGCATGTAGGCGTATCTCAACCGGGCACGCTTGAAACCAACGCCAACGGCCATGCGAATCAGATGAGAAGGTTCAATTGCCAAAAGTGTGTTGTAAGAGGTGTTGGCGGCTGGTACTCTGGATGCTGCTGCAAACGCATTGATCTTATTGCTGGTTTCATTCTCGTAAACGGAGATAAGAGTCTGAATGAAGTTGTTCTCCGTCAGACTCTGTCCGCCAGAATTGACTCTGACGAAAATATCTGCGACATCTTCTTCGTCTGCCGTGTAACTGATTTCCAGAGTAGGTAGAGAATAATCAGACAAATTCAGAAGCGCATTGATGTTATCTTCGATTCTATCTTCTTCCTCGTCTGTCAGCAAGGGGAGTTCTTTCTTACCGCGGCCTTCGTTGGCTTCCTTGATAAAATGTCGCCGCAGAGAACTGATGGAATTGTCCTCTTTTGCCAGGAACACATCACTGATGCGACTGATCCACTCGGTGTCCTTTTCGTATGCCTGGGACCACACGGCAAATTCGCGAGTCAGCGGATTATAGGAGATTTTTATTTCACGATCTGCGAAATTCTTGTCCTTCACCTTGACCGCATACATAGCCGCAACAAGGGCAGTCAAACGCTGCTGACCGTCAATGACGAGTTCCTTAGGTTCTTCATAGGTTTTTGAGTTATCTCCAATCGCGCTCTTTTTGCTCTCATAATCAACTGGAGACTCCCACAGCATGATATAGCCAATGGGATAGCCCTTGAGCATAGAGTCAAACAACTCACGAACTTTATTGTCCCTCCAAACAAAAGGACGCTGAAGATCAGGCAGACCGATGCGGCCATTGCGTACATCCTTGACCAAATCCCCGACTTTACTGGGGATATTCTTAAACAGTTCTTTTCCCATATAGATCTCCTAAAATCGTCTTTATCTGTTTATCGATTGTCAGGCACAATTTCCACGATATCCTCAATTCGGCAATCCAGCGCCGCACAAATCTTCACGAGTATCTCCGTGGTAACATGCCCGTTCCGCCCCATCTTAGTGACAGATGCTGGGCTGATACCAGCCTTTTCACATAGGTCTTTTTTCTTCATATCCTTATCGATAAGCAGCTTCCAGAGTTTTTTATAACTCACAGACATAAATATCTCCTCCGTACCGATATACGAAAAATGCTCTGCCGCTTGGCAGAGCATTCGGTCTATTGCAGCCATACTGCCAAGGCCTATTCCAACACTTGACAGCGTTGTTTGTAATGATAGCACATTTGGGCAGGAAAAGCAAGAAAATGATAAATCCGCACGAATTCCGACTCTGTTCAATTTCTTTTCAAATGCGAAAGAAACGGTTGAACCTCCGGGCAGTCAGAGCTACAATGCCAACACCTCATAGCAAGGACAAACTGACTGGAGGTCAAATAATGAATTATGAAGTAAACCCTTTTCAAGACTACGAATCGATCACCATCGATGAACTGAAGGATCAAGCTAACAGTCTACTGAATCTGGTAACGGAAGAACAACAGCCGCTGCGTGTATGCATGAACAACGGCAAGGAGTTCCTGTTGTGCCTTCAGGACCTACTCGCCCCTATCTGCGACGCTGACTTTCGCTTGATCCTGCTGTCAGCAATGCGGTATGCGATGGGCAGAAACACATATATGCCCGCAGTAGTTTCCGATTACATTAAGCGCCACATTCGATTTCTGGACGACAAGTTTCTTGCGTTGGCTACCGATGATATCCGGCGGCACCTTGAAGACTACGCAGAGCATGAGCCGAATCCGAATCTTTGGCAAGGCCTTTTGGGTGCACTTGAGACAGAGCAGAGAGAACGTGCCACTCGTCAGGCAAAGAAGAGTAGGTGCTGCCCGGCCTGCGGAAGGTCCTTGGAAGTCATGAGCATTACCGATAACAGGCATTCACCCGGCGGGTTCGATGTAATTGCTCACTGCCAGAACTGTCTCGCTGATTACGAATGGTTCTGTGATAAGGATGGCGGTGTCTCAGATATGAAGCAGTATTTTTTCGAGTAAGGCAGTGTAAAAAACGACGCTCACATGAACAAACGCATTCTCGCATTTCAATATCCTTTCCCTTAAAATGACCCTCAAATTACGGGAATGCGATAGTTATTGAGGGGAAGCGAGTTTTATCTTCAGAGAGTAAGGCATGCGGGTATTTCTTTGTCTATAGCGGCTCAACCTTTGAGCTACTCTCTGCGCAGAAACCACTTGCATAACACCCTGCTCAGAGTTACAATGCAGCCAACAGCAACGAGAAACGATTCCCATCCGGCATCGGTGAATTTTCACCGGAAACCGGGCGGGAAGCGTTTTTGACCACATAGATTACCACAGACGGCGCTGGAACACCCGGAAACAGCGGAGATAAGAGCGCCAAAGAGTAAGCAAAACAAACAGGAAACGGCTAAAAACCGCTATAAACAAGTGAAAAAAGTATTCCCAATAAGTTTGGGAGCAGGATGCCGGGGGTTCAAGTCCCTCCACTCGGACCAAAAAGGCTCGAAGCTGATGCTTTCGAGCCTTTTTCTTATGCGTTTCTTCGCATCTGCGCAAAAAAATCTCGCGCCTTCAAATTTGATGGCGCGAGGTTTTCATTTTTCAGAATGGGAAGCCCATGGGGGTGAGCTTGCTCATTGCCTCGTTGGTCGCGTTCTCGCTCTGCGTGATCGCTTCGTTGACCGCGGCAACGATCATATCCTGAAGCATCTCGACATCGTCGGGATCGACGGCCGAGGGATCGATCTCAATGCTCTTGAGCGCGCGTGTGCCGATCATGGTCGCCTTGACTGCGCCGCCGCCGACCGTGGACGTGAACTCCTTGCTCTCAAGCTCCTGCTGCATCTTCATGAACTCTTCCTGCATTTTCTGAGCCTGCTTCATCATATTGCCGCCGCCCATACCGCCGCGGAATCCGCCTTTTGCCATATTAAAATTCCTCCTAAAATATTATACGAAACGTGTTTCTTTGAACTTCCGAAGCTCCTCGATGTCCCTTTTTGGCTTATCGTTATCCTCGAGAAGCTCCGAGATCGTTATTTTAAGGCTGCGCCCCGTGACAGCGTTTGCCGCCTCGCGCAGGCGCATGAGAACCGCCTGATTATTCACTGCGTTGTAGAAAAATCCGGGCACCACCTCGAGCGAGAGCGTATCGTAGCTCACGGTGCATCGAGTCTGAACGGGGTTGGTCAGTATCGGGATCACTCCGCGCGGAAGCGACTCCTCGGCATTTTCGACTATCGCCGCCCACAGTGCCTCGTTGTCCTGCGGCGCATCCGCCGCGCTCGCCGGAGCATCGGGATTCAGATCAACAGGCGACTTTTTATCCAAAAGGTCATCCTCGGGCTGATACTCGGCAAAGTCGGCCGGGTCAAGCTCGTCTGCCGGATCGTCTTCGTATCGCGGCTGCGGCGCAGGCGGCTCATCGAGGTCAAACGGCGGCTCGTCAAGAGTCGAATGAAACTCTTCCTCATCATCGTCATCCTCGGCTGCCGGCACGGCTGTTCTCGCCGGCGCGTGCTTCAGGTCCTCCTCGATGCGCGATATGCGCGCACGAAGCTCGTCAACGCCTTCCGTCAGGCGCGGCTCGCACAGTGATATTATACACAACTCCGCAGTGAGCTTTGCGCTTTTAGAATCGCGTATCTTCAAAAGAGAGTCCGAAACAATGTTTATCCGGTTAATAAGCTCGGCTTTCGTGAGCTTTTTGCAGAAAACACCCAAAATATCACGGCTGAAGCGGCCCGATATAAGATCTGCGCCTGCTTTCGGTGCAACCGCCAGCATGAGGCAGTCGCGCAGGAGCGTGTTCAGCTCATACAGCAGCGTCGCCGGGTCCTTTCCGTCGCGCCAAAGGCCGTCAAAGAGCTTGAGCGCCTCATCGGTGTTTTTCTTCACCGAGTAGTCAAGCAGCTGCGCCGTGCGGCGGTTTCCCGTAAGCCCCATCGCCGAGTACACGGCGTCGGTGTCGATATCGCTCTCGCCCGAGCACTGGTCAAGCAGCGACAGCGCGTCGCGCATGCCGCCCTCGGCAAGACCTGCGATAAGCTCGGCGGCGCTGCGCTCGAGCCTGAGATTTTCGCACTGCGCAACGTGCTCGAGGTGGTCGGCGATAAGCTGCGCGTCAAGGCGCTTGAAGCTGTGCCGCTGGCAGCGCGAAAGTATCGTCGCCGGAACTTTGTTAAGCTCCGTCGTTGCGAGGATGAACACAAGGTGCTCCGGCGGCTCTTCAAGAATTTTCAGCAGCGCGTTGAACGCCGCCGTTGACAGCATGTGCACCTCGTCGATGATATACACGCGCTTTTTGACCGAGACAGGAGAAAACACGGCCTCCTCGCGCAGCTGGCGGACGTTATCCACGCCGTTATTGGACGCAGCGTCGATCTCGACAACGTCCATGATGCTGCCGTCCTCGATGCCGAGGCAGGCAGGGCATTTGCCGCAGGGATTGCCGTCCACGGGGTGCTCGCAGTTGAGCGCCTTGGCAAGTATCTTCGCGCAGGTGGTCTTGCCCGTGCCGCGCGTTCCGATGAACAGATACGCGTGCGAGGTGCGGCCTGTAGATATCTGATTTTTAAGCGTTTCCGTTATGTGCTTTTGCCCGACGACCTCGTCAAAGGTCTTAGGCCGCCACTTACGATATAAAGCCTGATACATAAATAATGATCCCTAATAAATAAAATGCGGCCCTTGACAAGACTGCACACCCAACTTCGAAAACTGACATATGCCCGTTACGCCGGCAGCCGGCTCAGAACCGGCACCCTCACGGCACACGAAAAGCACCGCTTAATGCTGCTCGGTTCCCCGCCTGACATGGTTCACGGGTTTCCGTTGCGCGAGACCGGCTCGTCAACGCTGCTTACCGGTGTCAGACGACACATGACAGATCCTATGTTGGGAATTCATTCCTGCTGTAGCGGATTGCAGGTTACAGGGCACCGCTGGCTCCCCAACTAGTGCAGCCTTGTCAAAAGCCGCGAAAATATTATAACTCAGATCAGCAATATAATCAACAAATATTTTCTTTACTTTTTTGAAAAGTGTGTTATAATACTAAAGCCGAGCAAGGTATGGGCCCGTAGCGCAGCTGGGAGCGCGTTCGGTTCGCATCCGAGAGGTCGAGGGTTCGAATCCCTTCGGGTCCACCAAAGCCAAGACTCCGTTCTCGTTTGAGGACGGAGTTTTGTTCTATATTATCCGCCATTCAATGATCCGTCCGCTGCGAGCGATCGCGGCGGACTTTTGCTTGCCTGTCGGGCGGCGATATGCTAACATAGGCCTGATAAATCGACACACAGGAGAAAAGCTATGGTAAAACAAAATCTGCATTGCCACACGACGTTTGACGACGGGGCGAGCACGCCCGAGGAGATGGTCTGCGCGGCAATGGAGCACGGGCTAAGCTCGCTGGGCATAAGCGCGCACGCTCCGATGGACGGCGAGGACTGGTGCACTCCGAAGGAGAAAGAGGCCGGCTTCAAGGCGGAAATGCAGCGCCTGAAAGAAAAATATGCCGGAAAGATCACGCTGTACACCGGCCTTGAATACGATGCCGCGGCCGAGAAAAATTTCGACGGCTACGAATATATCATCGGCTCGGGACATGTGCTCGACGGCTTCTATGTTGACTCCACGCGCGAGCGGGCAATTGCGCTCATCGAGCACTTCGGCGGGGCCGAGAAGGCCGCTGATGTGTTTTTTGCAAACTACGCATCTATGGCGCAGATACCCGAGGTGGACATCGTCGGGCACTTCGACCTTTTGACGAAGTACAACGAGCAGGGCGCACTGTACGACACGCAAAGCTCATGGTACCGCGACGCAGCCTTTGCCGCGATGGAGACGCTCAATGCCGCCGGGAAAATATTCGAGATGAACACGGGCGCTATAAGCCGTGGCTACAGAACGACACCCTATCCCTCGCCGGAGCTTCTGCGCCACCTTCACGATATAGGCGGACGCATCGTGATAAGCTCGGATTCGCACTCGGCAAGCAGCATATGCTGCGCCTTTGACCTGTGCGAGCAGATAGCTCGCAGCTGCGGCTTTGATGAGCTGTGGTACTTCAACGGAAGCTGCTTTGAACCCGAAAAACTATCATAGTTTAATATTTTTTTGATACTGCTATGTTATTTTGCGGCATATGATGATATAATTGCAGCATAACTATCAGGAGGTCTGACATATGGACAGAAAGCAATTGAAGGCGCAGTCGAAAAACCTCATTCGCACCGCCCAACCCAAGCCCGTTGTCACCGCGATCATATATCTTCTCATCATCTCGGTGCTCGGCTTCCTATCGTATAAGCTTGTCGGCGGCTCGTCGTTTGAGCTTCAGTCGGTTTATGAGCAGTTTGGTATCGGCTATGACGTCGGCTTTGGCACAGGCGCATACGACAGCTTTGATCCGGATCAGTTTGCCTATGCGATCGAGCAGGCCCTTCCGACTCCGGGCGCAGCTCTTCTTAATCTCGCCGTAGGCATAGTGTCGCTTGTGATCGGCGCCGGCTTCACGATCTACTGCCTGCGCACGGTGCGTGGAATGCAAACAAGCTACTGGAACCTTTTCGATGCGTTCGGCATGTTCTTCCGTGTCATCTGGCTGTACATCCTCGAGGGTATATTCGTTTTCCTCTGGTCGCTGCTGTTCATTATCCCCGGTATAATCGCCGTGTACCGCTATCGCATGGCACTGTATCTGCTGCTTGAGCACCCGGAGATGAGCGCTTTGCAGTGCATAAGCGAAAGCAAGCGCCTTATGGTCGGCCACAAGGGTGAGCTGTTCTGGATGGATCTTAGCTTCATCGGCTGGACGCTGCTTATCGGCATTGCCGACTCAGTCAGCGAATGGCTTGCCGGCGCAATCGGACCGTCGATCATTGCACAGATCATCGGCGTTATCGGCTTCGGCGTTCTGGTGCAGTTCTTCGTGCTGCCGTACATGAATCTGACCTACGCAGGCTACTATGTTGAGCTTACAAAGCCCAAGGCCGACGCAGGCTTTGCCGACGGCTGGACTCCGGAGCTGTGAGGTCAGAAGCATGAAGGTAACATTTTTAGGCGCTGCCCATGAGGTCACCGGCAGCTGCACTCTTCTCGAAGTCGGCGACAAAAAAGGTGTTATCGACTGCGGTATGGAACAGGGCAAGGACCTTTTTGAAAATCAGGAGCTGCCGGTCGCGGCATCGGTGCTCGACTTCGCGCTGGTGACGCACGCGCACGTTGACCACTCCGGTCTGCTGCCGCTGCTTTATAAAAACGGCTTCCGCGGCGCCGTGTACGCAACGGGCGCTACATGCTCGCTGCTGGACATAATGCTGCGCGACTGCGCGCACATACAGATGGCCGACGCCGAATGGAAATCGCGCAAGGCGATGCGCCGCGGTGAAGCCGCCGTCGAGCCGCTTTACGATCTTGATGATGTTGCAGGGCTTATGAAGCTGCTGCACCCATGCGAATACGGCAGCCAGGTGCAGGTCAACGAATCGGTCACGATCCGTTTCACCGATGTCGGGCATCTGCTCGGTTCGGCAGCTATCGAGATCTGGCTCAAAGAGGGCGACTGCGAAAAGAAGATCGTCTTCTCCGGCGATATAGGCAACCTCGATCAGCCGATACTCTGCGACCCGAAGCACATCGACAAAACCGATTACCTCGTGATCGAGTCCACCTACGGTGACCGCAACCACGCCGATGAGCGCCCCGATTACATTGCCGCGCTTTCCGCATGCATCCAGCGCACGCTCGACCGCGGCGGCAATGTCGTGATCCCATCGTTTGCTGTCGGCAGAACGCAGGAAATGCTGTATTTTATCCGCGAGATCAAAAATCGCGGCCTTGTAACGGGGCATTCCGACTTTCCCGTTTATGTTGACAGTCCCCTTGCCATCGAGGCAACGAGCGTGTTTTTGCAGTGCGACTCGAGCTATATTGACGAGGAGATGCAGGCCGTTATCCGCTCGGGCAAAAATCCGCTGTGCTTCCCCGGGCTTCGTCTGTCGGTAAGTCAGGAGGAATCCAAGGCCATAAACGAGGATAAAACTCCGAAGGTCATAATCTCCGCATCCGGCATGTGCGATGCCGGCCGCATACGCCACCATCTTAAGCACAATCTGTGGCGTCCGGAGTGTCTTGTCCTGTTCGTCGGCTACCAGGCGGTCGGAACGCTCGGCCGCGCACTGCACGACGGTGCAAAGGAAGTAAAGCTCTTCAACGAGGAGATCGAGGTCGAGTCCGAGATCGCTTCGCTTCCGGGTGTCAGCGGCCACGCCGACAAGCAAGGACTGATCGCATGGCTCAAGGGCTTCTCCGAAAAGCCGGAGCTTGTTTTCGTCAATCACGGCGACCCCGAAAGTGCCGACAGCTTCACCGCCTGCCTGAATAACGAGCTCGGCTACCGCGCATTTGCACCATACAGCGGCACCGAGTTTGACATTGCAGCCGGCCGCTTCACAGTCGTGACGCAGGGCAGGCCCATTGTTAAAACGCCGAAAGCTCCCTCTGCCGAGCGCAGGGTCAATCCGCTGTTCACCGAGCTTCTGCACGCTGCCGATGCGCTTATGCAGGCCGTGCGCGGCTGCGAGGGACGCTCGAACCGCGATCTGCGTGCTTTCACCGACGCCGTGCGCAAGCTTACGGACAAGATAAAGCGCTGAATTAAACAGCTGACGTGAAAATCACGTCAGCTGTCAGCGTGTCGAAAAAGTCCAGCAACGGCTGGGCTTTTTTGCGTTTATATGGTAAAATAAAAACAGACGAACCCCGAACCCTTGATTTTTCAGGGGTTCGGGGTTTTCTTGTTACTAATGTGTGCATAGTTCAGCGTTCAGCGGCCTAAAATGTTCACCGGTTTGAACCTTATGGAATCAGTTCCACGGTGGCCTTCAGTTCGTCCAAAGTCTTGTGATTATAGACCCGGTTTCCCGTGTCCTTGGACACATGGCCCATGAGCAAATCAATACATTTTCGGTTGGCCCCGGCGCTGTCCAATTTGGTTTCAAAGGTGTGGCGGCATTCGTGCGGGGTATGGTTCAGCTTTAGGGCCTTCATAATATCCGCCCAAAATATCCGGTATTGGGTTTGATTGCAAATCTTCCCGTTGTAGCTGATCAGCCGGGGGCCACCTTCGGCAAGCCGCCGTTCAATCAATGGCCTGATCTTTGGATGGATGGGAACAATGCGGTTCTTACCGGCTTTCGTTTTGGTGCCGCCCTTCATCGTGCCTTCTTTCAAGTCTATATCTTCAGGTTTCAGGTTCAAAAATTCAGAGATACGCCACCCGGAATATAGCAAGATCAAAACAGTATCAGCCCAAGGATCAGACTGATGTTCCCACACCGTTTTGATTTCATCGTTGGTGAACGGAAGGCGGCTGGTGGGCGGTATTGGATCAGAAGTCAGAAGTTCGGAGAAGCACCGGTTTATTATATCCATTTCAAGGGCGAACCGGTCAAGGTGGCCCCACAGGTTCTTGATGGCCGCTTGGGTGCTATACCCTTTCCCACAACCATCAATAGTTTCTTGCATTTGGTAGGATCGCAGTTGTTTATAAGGCTTGTTCACATACGCTGAACAATGCTTGAACGCTGAACAGAGGGAAGAACGGTTGGATTCCCCCAGCTTCGGGGCCTTCTTTTCTTTCCAGAGGTCAAAAAGCTGTTGAAGGGTGATCTTGGCCCGGTCAACATCCCAAGGATCACGGTTGTATTCAGCAAGCATGATGTTTCCGGCTTCACGGGTTTCAGCATAGCCGATAATGTCATAGATGGGATGGCCTTTGTCATTCCAACCTATGGTTTTCTTCACAATGTATGGGCGGCGGCGTTGGCCTGATAGCTTTGCAACCGTTCCATACCCGTTTGGATTTCGCATTATATCACCTGAACTTTCAAAATTGGGTATGGCAAAGCTAAACCCCATGTGATATAATGTTCAAAGGCGTTTGAAACATTAACTTCAAAAGGGTTTGTTTCGCCTGACCGCTTCCGGTGTGCAAGACCGGGGGCGGTCATTTTTTTTTGCATTTGTTCCATATCCGTTCCGCTTAAAACCCTTGCGGGGTGTGGCTTTGAGAGAATGGAACACTTGGAACGGATATTATATTACTTCAAAGAGTAGATAAAAAAAATATAAAAGAAAAAGAGTATATAGAGAACCGGCGTTTTATCTGTTCCACCTGTTCCAAAGCCTTGATTTTCCTGTGTTTTCAGGGATTGGACGGCGGAACGGATGTGGACAGATCGAGTTTGGCAAGTTCACCTTTGACCTGTTCCAGAACTTCAGGATATTCAGAATCAGGGTTCATGGAATATTGATCTTCGTATTCTTTCAGGGTGTTCAGATACCGGTTCCAATGGGTGGCTTTGGCCTTTGCGGTTTTCAATTCATCAATCTTGGCTTTCTGATCAGAATAGGAATCTAACAAAACCCGTTCTTTCTGACTATCAGCCGCCTTGAAGAAAGAAGCTGGAAGATCAGATGTGTAAGGGATGATCCCGGCCTTGGCTGCTTGATCCACCGTCAGGGCTATTTGCATACCATATTCATAGCGGGAAAAGAATGTTTCAAGGTTCTTCGTCTTTTCAAAGATGTTCAAACAATCTTGAACAATCCGCACATGGTTTTTGGCTTCTGCTACGGTGTAGCCCCCCGGCATGGATTTAATAGCCCGTTCCGGGTTCAGATTGGAATGAACCTGAACGGTGGGTTCTGTTTTGGGCGGGGCCTTCTGTTTGGCCGGTTTTGGTTTTCGCTTTCGGAAAATCAGAAATAAAATCAAAGCACATATAGCGTCCATAAGGACGAACACCGGAAGAAGATTAGGTTCCATGAAGATACACGCAGTATAAACAAACATTGCTGTTCCAAGAAAGTACCCAACTACGCCTTTCAAAAACTTCTTCATCCAGCCACCTTCTATCTAATATCACTTTGGAAGGCTACGGCTTTTCCAAGAATGATGATATGATCCAACTGTTCACCCGTATAAACTAAATCTTCATACTTGGAGTTTTCAGCCTTCAGGATCAGAAGGTTCTTTTCAGGGAAATAATTCACCCGCTTCAGGGTTGCTTCATCTTCGATGATAACAGCGGCAATTTCACCATTGTCCACCATTTCCTGTTTCTTGATGAAAACAATATCCCCATCATAGATTCTGGCCCCGATCATGGAATCACCCTTGGCCCGTAAACAGAAATCAGCAGAAATGTTGGCCCCGGCTTCTACATACAGTTCTTTTTCTTCGTTTGCCATGATGGGTTTTCCACACGCAATGTCACCGAGTAGAGGGAAACGCTTTATAGAAATTGGGATGATGTTATCAAACTTCATTTGTGGTTGTGAAGGTTCAACTACCACAGATTTATTGATACTTTTCAACCAATCATTCCGGTTCGGAATGTCTGATCTTCCCATGAGGTAATCCAAATCAACATTGAAATAGTCAGCAATGGTTTCCATAGATTCAAGGCCCGGTTCCCGTTCGCCCCGTTCATACATATTTACACTACTTTTAGAAAAACCAAGCTGATCCGCCAAGTTTTGTTGAGATAGGCGGCGTTCGGTTCGTAATTGCTTGAACCGATCAGAAAACTTCGGCATAAGTACACCCCTTTCAGAAGTCTTTCTATAATTTATTATACACATTATGTGCACAAAGTCAATCCGTCGATGTGCACAATTAGTAACACATTTCTTTGTGCACAATTTGTGTTCGGTTGTGCTTGACTTTGAGCACATATCGTGTATAATGATAATCAGACGAGCACAAAAGGTGCACGAACTGATTGGGAGGATTTGAAAATGAAGGTTCATGTTTTTGATACCTATGTCACCATTAAGGATCGTGAAGGACACCCTGATATGGATGATACCTTGCTTGAAAAACTGGATGAAATGCTTACCACTTATGGTGTGCCCCACGCTTTTAGCCTTCCCCACGAAAAGACTATGGAAGAGTGCCCGGAAGCTACTCTTGAAGTTGCCTATGATTCTTCTGATGATATAACCTTTAGTCTTATGTATATACTGTTCAATAAAACTTACGGTGGCTTCTGTGAGCGTTTCCGGTGGGGTGGTAACTGTTCGCCAAGGGCAAAGGAAGCGCCACAATCACCGTCAGCGTGGCCGCTGGCACCAACCACACGGCCCCGGCCAATAAGACCTGTTCCGTTGAAGTGACTTTGCCCACCAAGGTTCTGAATGATAACAGTTGGGCAACCATCCGGGAAGTTAGTTCCGCAGGTTTGGGGGCCAACTATTGGGCCGTTGGTGATGTGAAGGAAATCAAGATCAATGGCAAGGTGGGCAACACCACTTTTTCCAATTTGGCGGTCAATGCTTTCATTTTGGGGTTCAATCACAATTCGGCCCGTGAAGGCGGGAATAAGATCCATTTCCAGATTGGAAAAATTGGGAGTGCCGCCGTTGCCCTGTGTGACAGCAAATACAACACTAATATTTCCGGCACCGGTTATTTCAGTTGGAACACCAGCAACACGAACAGCGGTGGTTGGAACGCTTGCTATAAGCGGAAAACCCTTTATGGCAATGATGGAACCCCCACAAGCCCCTTGGCAAACAGTTTGATGGCGGCGCTTCCGTCTGACCTTCGTGCTGTGATGCAACCCGTGACCAAGTACACCGATAACACGGGCAATGGAAGCAACAGTTCCGGTAATGTTACAACTACTACCGATTACCTGTTTGATCTTTCCGAGTTTGAAGTCTTTGGCACGAGAAACTACGCCAACCAGTATGAACAGAACTATCAGGCCCAGTATGATTATTACAAAGCTGGTAACACCAAGATTGCAAATAATCACACCGCCGTTACCACGGCGGTTTGGTGGGGCCTTCGTTCCCCTTATTACAATAACTACATCAATTTCGTTATTGTCTGGACGGATGGCAACAACAACAATAACAATGCCAATAATTCTGGTGGGTTGCGGCCCGGATTTTGCAGATATACACGGTCAAATGTAGTAACAGAAGGCAAACGGCTTTTCCGGTGAAAGACGACCGATGTAAAAGGAGTTGCGCTTCCTTGGGTGTAAATCCCTAAAACTGCCCTTTGATGCCCTTACACGGACGCTTCTTGCATGGTGGGTGATTGTGCCTTAACCCATTTCATGTGTAAGAGCAAAGCATTTTAGACGGCACCCTACAAGATATTTGTACGAGGGGCGAATACTTTTATTATGACAAGCCAAGAACGGCATGAAGCAAGGTTCCAGCGCCGCAAAGCAAAGCGGTTGGAACGAAAACAGGCCCGATGTGATAGCCTTGGGCCAACGAATAAAATATTTTCCTATCGGAAGATGTTCTTCTACGGGAAAAAGTGCTGTAACGGGGTGCGGTGGAAGCAAAGTGTTCAAAACTTTGAAAGCCACCTGTTTTCTGGTACGGCAACACGGCGGCGAACGGTGTTGGAACAGACTTGGAAACCAAAATCCTGTTCCCATTTCACCCTTCGGGAACGGGGGAAAATCCGCCCGATAGATGCCCCGCACATTACGGATCGGCAAATCCACAAAACCCTGTGTAATGAAGTCCTGATCCCGTTGTATTCACCTTCCATGATCTATGACAACGGGGCGAGCCAAAAGGGAAAGGGCCTTCATTGGCAGTTCAAACGGATCAAACAACAGCTTGGATGGCATTACCGGCGCTATGGCCGGGAAGGTGCTGTGTTGCTGTTGGATTTGAAAGGGTTCTTTCCAAACGCTTCCCATGCCCTGTTATATCAGCGGCACCGGGAATTGATTTTGAATCCTGAACTTCAAAACTTGGCTGATACTGTAATCCAGTATTCCCCATGCCCGACACCGGGCCGGGGGATGCCTTTGGGCGTGGAGCCTTCCCAACAGGAAATGGTGGCGTTACCAAGTAAAATTGACCAATGGATCAAGTGTCAGGCCCGTGTTCATTGCGCCGGTCATTACATGGATGATTACTATGCTTTCTTTCCCACGGTGGATGAAGCAAAGCTGATGGGCCATGAAATTGTAAGGCGATTTGAAGCCGCTGGAATCCGAGTGAACAAGCGTAAGTGTAAGGTGATCCCGCTTACAAAGCCATTCCGGTTCTGCAAAGCCCGGTTCACACTTACCGAAACCGGCAAGATCAAGGTGAATGGAAGCCGGGATGGAGTGAAACGGGCAAGGCGAAAGCTGAAGCTGTTTCACAAAGAGTTCAAAGAGGGAAACCGATCCTTCTTTGACATAGAACAATACATGGAGTGCCAAAGCGCCTATTACCGGAACTTCAACGATCATGGACGGTTGTTAAGGTTGCGGCGGCTTTACCATGCAATCTTTTTCGGAGGTGGACAATGTTTAGAATCATCAAAGCCGGGGCCGGTATCGGCCTGACCGAGAACCTGAACTACATCAAAAAAGCCGAAAATGGTTGCTATATCCTTTGCCCGGAGCCTGACGCTTCGGGCATTGTTTTTGAGGGTGTAGCTTACCATTTGTTGGGCCGTGCCGCCATGGACGAACTGGAAACGGTGAGTTTGGAACAGACGGACGCAGGAAGCGAGATCACCAAGGCCACAGAAGCCGGTGGGATCGTCTTTGTAACCTTGGCGGAAGCCGGGAGCATTGACGCTGAAACAGCGGCGGAACACGCTGATTTGTTCGCTGAATGGGCTTTCCCTGTGGCCTACACGGTGGGGCAGATTCGTCGGTATAACGGCACCCTTTACAAGTGCGTTCAAGCCCATACTTCCCAAGCGGATTGGACACCGGACACGGCTTCCAGCCTGTGGAGCAAAACGAGTGATCCCGCTGAAGAATGGCCCGAATGGAGCCAACCGGTGGGAGCGCATGACGCTTATTCCAAGGGGGCAAAGGTGAGCCATAAGGAAAAGCATTGGATTTCCACGGTGGATTCCAATGTGTGGGAACCCGGTGTGTACGGGTGGGAGGAAAGCACGGATGGAGTATAAAACCTATGTTTGCCGCAAACGGGCAAGGTTCAAGGCGATTTGTGGACAAGTGAACATTCCGTATGGAACCACCCTGAATGGTCAGGGTGGTTTTTTGATCCTGAATGATCTTCCGGTGTGTTCGGCCACCAGCCAAAACGCCTATGACTTCTTCACACAGAATGATGATGGCATGGGCAAGGAAAGGGGCGAACTTCTGAACCGGATCACCGCAACGCTGATGAAGCAGACCCCCGGACACAACGCCCGGTGGGGGAAGATTTGGGAAGATGCCCTTTGTCAGAAGTACAAGCGCCCGGATCAGGAAGAACATTGGATTTGGAACTTCGACTTCTATAACGGCCCCGTTGAAGATTTGCGCCACATTGCCGCCCTGATTGGGGCCTGACAGGAGGGAAAAGCCATGACAATTTATCAGGTGTTGTGCTTGATTGGTGTTCCCACCTTGATTTTGGCGGTATTCAAATACCTGTGGAGCCAAATCAAGCATAACACCGAGGATTCCAAGGCTTTGAAGGCCGGTATTCAGGCCCTTCTTCGGGCGCAGATGATCAGCGATTTCAATAAGTATTCCGAAAAAGGCTATGCCCCAATCTATGCACGGGATAATTTTGAAAATTGCTGGAAGCAGTATCATTCTTTGGGGGTGAATGGGGTGATGGACGATCTTCACAGAAAATTCTTGGAGTTGTCCACCGATCCCCCGGAAGAATGAGCAGACGAACCAAAAAGCCAAAGCGTGAGTTTTCCAAGCTGATCCTGTATGTGGTGGGGGCCGTAACCGTTGGGGTTACGGCCTTCACCCTTATCATGGTTTGGAAAACTGAAAACCTTGAACCGCTGGCCTATTTGATCCCCGCCATATTTGCTGAATTGGCAACCGCAACCGGGTTTTACTATTCCAAAGCCAAAGCCGAAAACCGGATCAAACTTCGGAAGTTGTATGGCCCGGAAATCTATAACGATGCAAAGGAGATTTGAAACCATGCTGAACGCTGTTTTGAACAATCTGATCAATATTGGGTGGGCCATGCTGATCTTCCTGTGTGCGTACCTGTCCAATGTTGCTTTTTCCCTTTACTACAACATCAAGGTTTTGCTTCAGCCCTTCGACAGACAGAAAATGATCAATTCCGGGCTGAAGGTTGCCACCTTCGTTGTGGGCCTGACCTTGCTTTGTGTAGCAATCACCACCCTTCCGATTTATGCGGATCAGCTTGGGTGGGCAATCCCGGAAGAATACACAGAAATTTTTGCTGATTTGGTTATTGTGGGCGCTGTGCTGATGGTGTCTTGTAAGTATATCGCAGAAGCCTTCACCAAGTTCAGGGCCATTCTTCAGGTGAAAGGAGATACAGAAAATGAGTAATTCCCCCCTTGCAACCTATACCCGGATCACGAAAAACAAAACCAGCTCCCGGAACCATGCCATTGACACCATCACGATTCATTGTATCGTTGGGCAATGGACAGCAAAACAGGGGTGTGATTATTTCGCCACCACAGACCGGCAATGTTCCGCCAACTATGTTGTTGGTAAGGATGGTTCCATTGGCCTTTCCGTGGATGAAAAGGATCGTTCTTGGTGTTCCAGCAACGGCACCAATGACAACCGGGCAATCACCATTGAAGTTGCTTCCGACACCACCCACCCTTACGCCGTCACCGCCAAGGCTTATGCGGCCCTGTTGGATTTGGTAACGGATATTTGCAAGCGCAACGGGATCAAGAAGTTGGTGTGGAGTACGAACAAGAATGACCGTGTGAATCATCGGAACGGATGCAACATGACCGTTCATCGTGACTTCGCCAACAAAGCCTGTCCGGGGGAATATCTTTATTCCAGACACGGGGAGATTGCCGCAGAAGTCAACAGAAGGCTTCAGGGCGCTTCCAATGGTGGTGGGGTAGTAGTTACACCCACAGCCGCAGAAAAGCCCACAGGCGGCACCACAGGGGCCACCGTGACCCCTTACCATGTGCGGGTGAAGATCACCAACCTGAATATCCGTAAAGGCCCCGGCACAAACTACGGTGCAACCGGCTACATCCAGCCCGGTATTTATACCATCGTGGCCGAAAGCACCGGCAAAGGTGCGGCCAAGTGGGGCAAACTGAAAAGCGGTGCCGGGTGGATTTCCCTTGACTACGCCACCAAAACCTGACCATGAGAAAAGGCCCTTCCGGTTCAAGCTGGAAGGGCCTTTTTTTGCGTGTTTCTACTATGTTACTAATAACCCCGATTTCACCGAACTTCAAAGGGCTGAAATGTTCAGTATTTGGGCGTTTCAGAGCGTTGCAGAGTAGAAATATTTATGGTATAATAAGCATGGGTGATGAAAGATGCTGGAACGCGGAAAAATGGATCGTGGTGTCATAGAGATTGTAGATACAGAAAGTCTGGTGCCGAAAGACCATCTGCTGAGAAAAATAGATGCGGCAGTAGATTTTAACCGGCTCTATGAAATGGTGGAGCCATTGTATAGCGAGGATAACGGGCGGCCCAGCGTGGACCCTGTTGTGCTGTTCAAAATGGTGCTGATCCAGCATCTGTACGGCCTGCCATCTCTGCGGCGGACGGCGGATGAGATCAGCGCAAATATCTGCTGCCGTTGGTTTCTGGGCTATACGCTGCAAGAGGAAACGCCGCATTTTTCCACGGTGAGTTATAATTTCCGACACCGCTTTACCGCAGAAACCGTGGACCAGGTCTTTGCGTGGATACTGGAAGAGGTGGCGGAAGCGGGATATCTGTCCCCCAAAGCGGTATTCATTGACGGGACCCATATCAAAGCGAGTGCCAACACCAAAAAACAGATAAAGGCCGCGATCCCAGCGGCCTCGAAGCACTACGCGAAGGAACTGATGGAGGAAGTCAACGCAGACCGGGAAGCTCATGGGAAGAAGCCTTTTGATGACGACGATGAGCCTCCAAAGCCACCGAAAAAATGCAGAGATAACACATCCAAGAAGAAACTGGCGAGGCGAAAGAAAGAGAAAACGCGGATCGTCACCCAGAGCGTGACCGACCCGGACTGTGGCTTATTCGTAAAGGGTGAGCACAAGCGGCAGTTTGCGTATGAGGCTCATACAGCCTGCGACAGCCACGGTTTCGTGCTTGAGACAGTGGTAACGCCCGGAAATGTCCACGACAGCGTTGCCTTTGACGAGGTGTACGACAAGGTAACGAAGACATTTCCCGAAACAGAGACCATTGTTGCCGATTCTGCCTACAAGACGCCCCATATATGCGACAACAAACCGGGACGGCTACAGGGAATACAAAAGCGATCCCAAGATTTGCACAAATTGTCCCTCCAGAGAG